CAACAATCAGCGGGACACTGGCCCAATTCTCTCCAGTGAGATTTAGTGCCCCGCGGAGACCCTGGTCTCCCGCTAATGACGGCAGCAACCGGGAAATCTTGACCAGGCCAAGTGATTCTCCACACAAGGCTTACCCTTTTCTTTGGAGCTGGGCAGGGAATTCCCAGGAGGTGCACCGGAAAGGCGTTGTAGCCTCGAGCGTTCTGCTCCGGTTAACCAAGGACACTGGCTTCCGCTAGTGCATCAAGCGGTCCTCAGATCGCGCGCCCGTCACAACTAAGGCTCGGCTCCGCGCTCACTTCATAGGACGGCCGTCTGAACACCACCTTGATGATTCCATCATGGCTTCAGCCCGTGGCCGCAAGGTCCACCGCCACACCATCACAAGGTCGCCGCATCAGCCTCCGTCTCATAGACACCCGGTGGACAGCCCATATCGGAATGGGGCTCCAGAGGGGTGAACCTCTGCAGGCTCAATCCCTCCAACCCATTCTCTATACGGAGCTGGTCATCTGGGGACAACCCAAACGCCCGCTCAAAGCTGAACCTAGCCTCGGGTGAGACTTCGGCCGATGCCTCCGCCGTCGCCATCCACGCGCCGACCACGAAATACTCCCGGAACGGGTGGCACCGAACCATCCCAGAGAATCCCGTAGTGCTGAGGATCGTCAAGGCCCAAGCCTGAAGCAAGGGAACACCGATAGCAAGCGAAAGCTCACACCGGGCAACCCCAGTCAGCCACTCAGCGGCGAACTTCTCCTCACGGAGCCACCTGTGCGAACACAGGGCTCCGGAGAAAACAGAACGCCAATCCCTAACCATGGTCCATCCAAGAGCAGGACCAAGGAAAACAGGAGCAGAGCGACCAAACCGGATTTCCTCAACGATACGTACCGGGCGCTCGAGAACAAACTCGTGTCCAGATTGTTCAAGTACGAGTGCAGCGAAGTTGTCCACAACCGTTCCGGCATCCGAACCAGCAAGGAAGATTAACGCATTATCACCGTCAACCAAGATGTCAAACGGGCACCCAAAAGCACCCAAACACCCGGCGACGATGGCGAGCATGATGAGAGTATTCCCCATGCCCGTGTTAAAATCCCCGCTGGCCCTTCCGCCTTCACGAGAAAACTTCGCCCCACAAGGCAGCCTGCCCGCCAAGACAAGCTGCTCACGAAGTAGGCGGGCCAGCCCCGTGTCCCCGGGGAAGGCCGACCTATACACCTCGTGTTCTTGTTCAAGCTGTCCACTAGTCACGTGGGCCTCGAACGCCTTTCCGTCAACCTCAAAACACACGCAATCCTCGAAGTGCTCGAACTTGCGGAGTATAAGGTTGGCGCGTCTTTGGGGCGACAGCCCCTTCGCCACAACCCTGGTATTTGAACCCCCCCAAAGAACACTGCCCGTGAGTCTCCCCCACAGCCAGTGTTCAAAGGGCTTCAGCCGGGACGCCACCTCCAAGTTATACCGAGCTGATCGAGGAAAGATCATTCTCGGTTTTGGGAACTTGGCCAGTGGCGCAACCTTCTCAGCCTTCAGAAAGCAGTCGAGTCTGGCATCGGCCCTCTCCACCGGCCAACACCTAAGCGACTCAGCCGCTAACAGGTATTTCCTGCGCATAGCACCAGTATAAGTCTGCGCAGTTTCCAGGTGGCTCAACTTATGACCCCCAAACCTCACCGCAAGAGACCTAAGGCGTCTAAAGACACGCGAAGGTAACTCGCCCAAAGGTGAGTCTGCAGGCCCTGGTAGATGAGCCAGAACACGCAGCGTCAGAGCCGCGAGCTCGTTGTGTGGGCACGTAGAGTGTACCACGGGCAGCCACGTGCCAGGCAAGCCCGATCGCCAAGCGACTCGGAGTCTCCGTCGACTATCTGAACATGAGCCCATGTCAACACGCGTAAGATCCAGGGATCCAGTCCCGACTTCGAACTCGCGCTCGCAGCAGAGACCCGCAATGTCAACAGGGCCGGCCTAATGGCCCAAATGTTCCGACAGAAGGGTGGGTGGCATAAGCCCCATGGCGCATTCCTCCTCACGGAAGACACGCATGGACAGTGCAACCGAGGTGGGCACAGCAAACGGCCATGCCCACACCGGAAGGCCCGAAGACCTGCACCAATCCACAGCCCTCGCACGAAGCGCGGGCACAAGAGCAGAATCGCGCCCCCGAAAGCACGAATATGCCTGAAGTCGGGAGAGTAGCTCGGGGAACACCACGACAGTGTCACCCGAAGAAAGCTCGAGCACGTAATAAACGTGCCCTCGCCCCTCATCCCCCTCCTTCCTTTGGACAACTCCCCCACCAAGGAGTCTTGCACCGTCCTGGAGGTTAGCCAGGAGGGCATTAGCCACAGCCGAACGGCCAGGCGCGGGGAGGTCTGGAATCCACCACCCACGCACAAGCAACCCGACGAGACCAACACGTCTCCCGAACAAACCATCCAGCGCACGAACCCAACGGGCGCGCGGACGAAGCCTGGCAGCCGCAGCCGCCGAGACACTAAGCAGTGCCTCACCTTCCTGAGCGGGGAGGGCAGTCCCTACCCCCCTCCTCTGGGCGCGCGCATCCCGACGGGGATGCACACGAACCACCTCAGCGGGAAGGTCCGCCTGGTGGGGTGCAATCAACCTTGGGTCAAAGACCCAAGCCACCCAGACAAAAGGCCAGATGACTAGGTTGATACAATAGTCACAGAAGATTATGGTGCACCACACCACAACCCTCAGAAGGTGGAAGATAACGAAACTTAGCCCGAACCCCAGGGCCAAAGCCAAAAGGGTCCAGAACAAGGCAACGAGAGGATCAAAAATTATCATTTCAATTGCTGTGTGTGCCATGATCATTCTAGGTTTCGTGTGGACGCAGCATTGTAATCAGGTGCTGCCCGACCTTCCCTATCCAACCCGCCCGTGCGCCACCATCACACGATCGGGATGACCGTCACCCTAAACGGGGCCCACCTTTAGGCGGTAGCATACCTCCACCACTGTCCACTGGTGACTGGACAGCAGGAAAATGCTGGGCGGAACTTCAAC